TGGGCGTTGATTGTGTAGTTCACGTCGGGCATGGCGGGCTCCTTAGAACGGCGGGGTTCCGAATAGCGGTGTAAAAGCGACTTCTGGGTGTACTCGACGGTTCAAGATTGTCGGGGCTCCTGAGCCGGTGAAGTCGGTGTTGAATCGGATGCTTCCGTCATCGTTCAGGGCCATGACGTTGGCTGACGCCACCTTTTCATCTTCTTCGCTGAACACGTAGCACCGCTTCTTTTTGGCGCTGCTGCCTGAGCCGCTGATGTAGTTCCAGCCGACGTTCGGCAGCAAAAGATTCCAGCCGCTTTGGCGATACACGAGCTCGACGGTCACGCTCCAGTATTTGATCTCCACGCCGTTGACGACTTCGACTTGCTGCTGGCCACTAATGCCTTGGCACTTCCACTGATGCAGGGCCGCCCCCATAAACGGATCAGAGTTCACGCAGTTTGTCACTTGGGCAGCGATTGCGACAGGAAACACAGAGCGGTTGCCGCTGATGCTGCACCGAAGTTCTGATTCCTCAGTCATGGCCGACTCAAAGAAATCGCCGGCCGTGTTGATTAACGCTTTCTTGTTAGCGTTGCCACTGCCGTGGTAGTAGACCAGCGCAGGAATCGCAGCGCCGCCAGTGCTGAAACTCCACACGTCCTTGCGTGCCAGTGGGTTTGGCTGGTTGTCCTGCGTGCCGACATTTGGAACTTCGTAGCGATACGTGATCTCGGCGTGCTGCCGATCGGGCTCCGTGACGCTGCCCTCGGTGCAGAGCAGATACGTGAACTCTGGGTGTATCGACCCATGGTAAATTGCAACGGCATCAAGCAGCTGCTGGTGGCCGACAGGCTCCGTGACTGTCACCACAAACTTGCGTTCGGCCGTCGGGCTCTCGCCAAACTTGTGCGAGAACGTGCGGGGGAGAACTTCGCGGAAGTTGAGGATGGACATGGCTACACTTCCACAATCTGCAACGGAAACACTGCGCGTATAGCCTGCTTCACTTCACGCAGCTCTTTAAGTTGCTCGCGCATTTCTTCAATGCCAGGATCTTGCCGACCGGATGCAAGCCGCAAAAACTCAGACGCTCCACCCTGTGTGCGCAGGTCGTTGGCTTGCAGCGCTTGCGTAGACGGTCGCGCGAGTTCGGCTTGAATCTTTTTGTAGCTGTCAACGGCGCTTTTGGTCAGGTTGTCAAAAGCGTTTGCGGCTTGCTGTCGCGTGATCTCGCCGGCATTAAAGGCGTCACGGACTTCCTTTAACTGATCCTTCAAGTTGGGCGGTTGCTGAAACAGAGCTTTGTTTAAGCCACGCGCCTCTAGCGAACGATCTCGAGCTTGTTGCTGTGCGGCGTTGGCTGCAGCGGCGGCCGTCTGCTGCGTGAGCGCCAGACGCTGCTGGGCCTGGGCGACGGCTGCGGCATCTCCAGACTTCCGAGCATCTGCCAGCGCCTTTTCGGCATCAGCGATCGTGCGGGTGATTGCCAGCAGGTCTTCTGACAGCGTCAGCCGCGACTTCTCCGATTCAGGAACGCCGGACTCCACAAGATCACGAACCCGCTTCCTGGACTCTTCGCTGGCCTTGGCGGCTGCGTCGGCCACTCGCTTAGTAGCCTCCTCTTCCTTCTTCCTAGCGTCGTTGATTTTGTTGACTTGAACAACGACGTTGCGCGCCGCTTCGGCGATAGCATCCTGAGAAAATGCTGCGTTGCGGAATTTGTCCGTAAGGCTGCCGACACGTGTTTGCAGGATTGCAAACGAATCCAAAAGCTGCCTGGGCACATTGCCAAGGTTGCCGGCTTCTTGTGCAATTTTCTTGAAGCCGTTGGCAGCCTCTTCAATCGTGCCTTGGATAAGTGTGGCGTCGGTAATCTCGGCCGGTAGTTTGAATGCGGCCTCGGCTTCGATGGCAAAGCGCCTGGCTGCCCTGCCAGCCCCCTCAAACTGACCGCCCATGCCATTGACTGCCTGCCCTGCGTCAGCCACACCAACCTTGACGGCATCCGTAGCCACGGTGCTGTCAGTCGCCCATCTCAGCGCCGCTTCGGCTGCCAGCGAAAAACCAACAGCAATAGCACCTTGAATGGAGATCAGAAGCAATCCACGCAAAGCGGCCTTTAGGGCGACCATTGCAGCACTCGCCGCAGTGGCTGCAGCAGCAAAACCGCCGGCGCTAATTGCTGCCGTCTTGAACGCCAGCCCCAGCTCAAGAACATCTTTGGCGACGTTTGCCGACTTGACGAACGTGATGTACCCAACGAATGCTTTGAGCGGATTTCTTACAACGAACTCCAGCACTGGAGAGAGTGCCGCAAATGCGTCGGCTAACTGCTGCACTGCAGATTGGGCTCGCAGCACTAAGTCTTCAACGCTAATTTCCGCAAAGAATTTGGCGGCTGCCTCAGACGCACGCACCAGGCTTGGAGCCAACTCGGCCACGATGCGGGCCTGCAAAGACTTAAACGATGCGGAAACTTTGGAGATAGAGTCATCAAGGTTCGCCAGCGCCTGCGTCTGCTCTTTGCTCAGCACCAGGCGAAGCCGCTCTGCCTCGGCCCTCATCTCTGCCAAGTAGCCTGCCCCCTCTTGGAACACAGGCACGAGCTCGGCCCCGCTCTTGCCGAACAGCGACACCGCAGCCGCCGCCTGCTGGGCGGGATTTGGCAGCTGCGAGATCGCTGCCGCCACCTTCTCAAATGCCTGCTCTGGCGAGAGCCTGGTGAGTTCTTCGACCGACAAGCCAAGATCCGCGAAAGACTTGATTGCAGACCTGTTGCCCGTCTGGGCTTCGCCGAGGTTAATACCAAGCTTCTGGATGCCCTTGCCAAACGTCTCAACGCTCACGCCAGACTGCTCGGCTGCGAACTGATACGCCTGGAGCGTCTGTGCCGAAACGCCCGTGCGCTTGCTGAGATCGTCCACGGCGGCCACAGCAGACGCGGCCCCGGCCACAAACGACGTGAACGAGCCGGCCACAGACTGGATCGCAGAGACGAACACCCGAGACAGCTCAATGGTCTTCAGCGTCGAAACATCTTGCTGCGTCCTCTTGGCGGCATAGCCAAGCTTCTGCAACTCCACTACGCCAGCGTTGATGCCCGCAGACATCTGCGTGGCATTCGCCGATAGTTGAAAGCCTAGTCCTACGGTTGCCATCTCAGCCTTCCAAGTCTCGCTTCATCTGCTCGAGCACTTCGCGTATCTGATTCGGATGCTTCGGTGCCTTGTCTTCGATCGGGATGAAGTCGCTTGCCGATGGCACCTTGCCACGTGGGCAGTAGGGGGCGAGCATCGCGCTGGCCAGCATCCCGGTTTGCGTCCAACTGTCAGCCAGCGGAGAGAACCACCTGGAGAACGCTAGCCACCGAGAGAACTCCCGCGAATCCATCTGGTCGATTTCGGCGAGTGTCTTTCCCAGGTGGCCCGCCAGACGCATTTTGAATTGAAGCGTCGGACGGGCGTTCATTCCCCCGCTAGTCTCTTAATCTCCTCCTCTGTCAGTGCGTTGTGCTTCATGGCCGCCTGCCACAGCTTGTGCATCTGGTCGCTACTGCGGCGCTTCAAGGCTTCCACGCCTTCGTCGCCTGGATACAGCAGGTTGCCCTTTTCGTCGCACAGCGTGCGGCTCAAGAGCTCCGAGCGGAAGTCTGGGATGGCCTTGCCGCCGGCCTCCACCAGCTTTAGCTCGTAGGAGTCTCGTTCGCCTACGCTCATCAGCCGCAGGCAGCACTCGCCGCCGAATGCCTGCACCTTGATGATCTTGGCGTCGTCGGCTGCGTCGATCTGTTCCCGTGTCAGTGGCATGTGTCAGTTGTCCAAAAGTTTGAACGTCACCGTGTAACGGGTCACGCCGTTGACTTCATTCGAGACGCTCAGCGACTCCCATACTGCCTGGCTCGTCAAGGATTGGCCGCCGCCGAGAATCACCAGCTGCTTGCGCAGGCCGTACTCGTCCGTGCTCGTGTTGGCACCCGCCAGCGTGGTGACGGAGACGCTGCCAGCGTCATCGGTCCACACGACGCTGCGGCCCTTGGGAGCACCGCCGCCGTAGGTCCAATCTAGGCCAACAACTTCAGTGAAGGGCACGACACCCCAAGTCACTGAGACGCTGGTGCTATAAGTCGCCACGGGATGGCCTCCCGTGGGTTAGCGGGCAACCCGGAAGGTAACGTTGCCCCGGATAACGTCATTTACGGCAAGCGTCACAGACGAGCTTTGCACCGTGGCACTTGCAGACAACGCCAGTCCACCAGTGATGGCGAGCGTTCCGGTAGCGCCGTCTGAAAGAAATCCAGTGCCGATATAATCCACTTGCACTTCACGGCCAGTGTCGGTCGCGGAACCCTTCAGCGGGCGAGAGAGCGTCAACACTGAAGCACCGGCACTTAGCCCAAGGTGACTGATGTCGATGGTGTCATCGCCAGTAACGTCGTTCAGGGTGTACGTGATGTTTGTAACGCTGCCAGTGAAACCTGGGAACGTCAGCGTGGTACCCGAGCCGGAATGCGGGGTGCTCATGTGCCTATGTCTCCTGCCACCAGATGTCGAAGGAAAGTTTCACGCTGTACACAGGCGGCATGTCCGCCCCGGCCAGCTGCACGAAATCGTCTTGTTCGTTTTCGAGCGAAGTCTGCTGTACCACCGTATTGTCGAAGGTTCCCCCGTACCCATCCAGAACGGAGCGGCATCGGTCGGCCAGGTCACGAGCCCCTTCGTAGGTCGTCGCGTACACGTCGAAATCCACGCTCACCTGCGGCACACCCATCGGCGCGCCCAGCGTCTGCATCCGGCGGATGCCCGTGCGGCGGTAGGTGATAAAGGGCAGCGGCGCGGCCTGCGGGGCAAGCAGCGGATACACGCGGTTCGACACCACGGACGATACGGCCGTCGTGGTCACGAGTGCATTACGGAGAACGGCTTCGGGGCTTTTCATTTGTCGCCTGCCTTGTTCCTGCGTTCAAAAGCCCGCAATGCCGCCGAAAGCGATTTCCGCATTTCCACGTCGAGAATGCTTTTCATCGCACCACGCGATTGATTGAAGGCCCGCTCGAGCGGACGCAGTGCGGGCATCGGGGCCACGGAGCCCGTGGCAATGAAGTCGATCGGATACTTGCCCTGCCACGAGCCCTTGCCACGGCGGGTGTTCCAAGAGGACAGAACTTGCCGTGGGTTCCTGTCGGGTTGCTCTTTGCGGCGCTCGCGCTGCGTGATGATCCGGCCGTCGAGGATCACGCGGCGGCGTTTCACCACGCGGCTCTTGCCTGGAGTCCGGCGGCCCTTCGTTCCAAACTCGACCAGGTGCGAGTGATAGGCCCGGTTCGGCCCCTTCATCACAGAGCCGCCGAAGGCCGTCTCGGCCGTTCGCTGAGCACCGCCACCAACAGGGCGACGGAAGCCGATCACGACGACCGACACTGGAACCCTGAACTTGTTGTTGGTGTAGCTCTTGCCACGCTCTGTGATGCTCGCAAGCAGGTTGCCGCTGACCTGGCCGATGGCTCGCACGTTGGCTTCTAGGGCAGCCTTGCCGGGCTGGGCCGCCTTCTTTAGTGCCCTGCGCTGGTATCTGTTGGAGATGTCGGCCGGCAGCTTCTTCAGTTCGGCCACCACGTCATCAAGCGGCGCGAGCGAATACAACGCCTTCGCAGCCTTGCCCCGGCCCACGGCCAACTTGATGAGCGGTTCGCCTGCGACAATGGCCATTAGGGCAGCTGCTCCTGACAGATGGCTTCGTGCTCGCTGCGGTTGCCGTGCTCGAGCAGGCTGACAATATCCAGCGTGCGGGACCGCCACGAGAACCGCATGTTGGCTGACAGGCCCGGCAGGTAGCGGAGCCGCACCCGATGGCTTATGGTCGTTTCTTGCTGGCCGGCCGTCAGCGATTCGCGGGCCGAGACGCCTTCAACGCTGGCCCACACTTCGGCAAAGTCGCTCCACGACAGCACGGCTTCGCCTAGGCTGTTGCGCGCCGCAGACGCCTGCTGCACCGTCACCCGCTCGCGGAGTTTGCCGGGGTCAATCATGTGCCGTAGAGCACCAACGTGTAGGAGGCGGTGCCGGAGGAGTAGCCAGGCTGAATATCCAGATCCGGCGTGCCAGTTGTGCTAAACACGCACAACGTCTGCCCAACAATGCTGGTGCCTCCATCGTCAAAATTACACGGCCGTGAGGCTTTGCAGACTACGCGATCCACGTTGGCGAATGAAACAAATGCGCCAGATGCGTCTCTGTATGTTGTCGGACTTGTGCTGACGGATACTGATGAAGTTCCTACCGTCCCGCTCACCACTGCCACTTTGCCCGTGGTGTACTCCGTGCTTTCCTGCAGCGTGATCGTCTTCAGCGACTGCACGCCGCTAGAGGTGGTCGTGTCGCGGAACTCGACGTTTACGGAAATCGTCCCGGATACGTTGCTCATCGGTAGCTTCCCCACTTCTGTGATGACAGGAGCGACTCCACCGCAAACTCCAACTGCTTGCTGATGCTGCCGACGAGCACGGTGCTGCGGTGTTCGTACCAGAAACCCACGAGCATCAAGATGGCGTGCCGGATCGCCGCCGGCACACTCGTGCCGCTCGCGCCGTAGCCGCCCCACCACGTGACGCTAATGGCGTTATCGTCCTGTAGGTGCGGCGGCCACGTCTGGCCATACAGCGTCTTCACTGTGCCCGGCACGCCGTCGCGGTCCACGCGGTAACTGGCCGTGGAGTAGGTCGACGTAGTGCCGTTCTCAAAGGTGAACGTCAGGGCCACCGCCGTAGTCGTGCCGGCCGTCGCCATCGGCGGGCGGGGCAGCTCGATGTCGTGCGTGCCGTCAGGCGGGAACTTGTCGAACCGCATCACCCACTGCGTATGCACCAGCGTGCGATCAAGGTACTGCTCGACCCACTCACGGGCAGCCGTGATAAGCGACCCGATGTAGGCATCGTCCGTGGCCGTATCCACTCGCAGGTGGGCCTTGGCCTCCGAGAGCGTCACAGGCTCAACGGCTGGGGCGGTCTGGCGAGTCAGGCTTCGATATTGCACGGCGGCGTTTCCTCGGGGTGGCGTCGGCCGTTTCGGCTTCGTGCTCGACGGCTGCCGTCTCGATCAGTTGGCCCTGCGTGTCCTCAACCGCCACGCGCTGGGCGAGCAGCTGCGTGGCCAGGCCGCCGGAAATCTCCACGGTCTGCCCCTTGCGGTATGACCGCCACGCGCGGGTGAATGTGATTTTCGTCATTGGGGCACACTCCATGCAGTTTCCGGCTTTTTCATCGTGTTGCAGTATTCCGTGGCGTGCTGGTAGACGGGCTTGCCGAGGTCTTTGCCGGGCCATGTGAAGACGTACTCGCCGTGGCCGATGCACACCCGTGGCGTGACAAACAAGCGATTTCCGCTATCTCTCCAGTTGACCCAAAAAGCTATGTCGGCATCTCGACGGGGCCGCCAGTTCGGATCACCTGGCGTCCTCGGCTCTTCCTCCCATGTGCCATCGCTGTTGGGCACTTCCTGCATCCACGGCAGCTTGCACCGCTTTAGGGCGGCAGTGCTCAGGATGGTGCAGCCAAAATGCGCAGTGTCCACCTCCTGCACTGGCTCGGCAAACCACGACATAGGCAGGCTCGTGGTGCCGCCCTGTGGCGGATTTTCCAGCGTGCCCTTAAGCGTGAGCATCGGGCGGCCGTCCTCCCTCTTGGTCTGAAGCGGGGCAAGGGCGTCGCACTGAAAAGCCATGGCGAGGGCGAACAGCTGCTCAAGATCGTCGCGGCTGAACGCGCTGTCGTAATCTACGACAAGCAGGTATTCACATTTATCTACAAACTTCTCGCAGACCCTCGACAAACATTGGGACCAGAATGCCCCTTGCATCATTGTTGGTCGAATGCCGAGCGGCATCAGCGCCTGAGCCCACGTGTAGAAGTTCGACATAAACCCGAGCCGTGGAACGCTCATAACGCATTCCACCCGAATGTCGGCCTCGGTGCCACCTACCTTCACGATCATGCGTGACTCCAAAAGAGAGCGG